TAGTTCAAAAGACCGTTATCAAAGATTCAATCGTATATACCAAAGCGGTAAAGGATAGTGGAGAAGTATCAGCAAGTGAAAACTCTACCTACAAGTTCAACAACGGCAATGTAAAAGTAGAGATTAAAGTAGGTGATGGTAAGGTAAAGTGGAAGATAGACCAACAAGCCACAATAAGTAGATTCCAAAGTATCATTGATAGTGTAAGCCACGAAAATCAAGTTTTAAAGCAAAGGGATAGTACAAATGTCAAGGAGAAGATAATAACCGTAAAGGAGCCATGCGAAGGCGATAAGTGGTATTCGGGAATACTTGAATGGGTTAAGAATGGCCTAGCACTAATAGGTCTTATTTGGCTAATATCCTTCCTATTCCAAAGGGTTATTAAGGTTTTGTCTAATTAGGGCATATTCCTCTCTAAGCACTTCCTCTTTTATCAGTACCTTAGTCCACCTATCGTCTTTTTCTAAATCTGAATGTGCCTTAGTTTCCCAATCATGGTGATGCTGTCTGCACTTAAGCATAATGTTTTTATCGTAGAGTCTAAACTCTGGGTGTGTGCTTTTAGGTAGTACATGACTAAAGTTCCATACATCAAAGGTAGTAATAGGTTCATTGCACACCACACAAGCCCTTCTTCGTGAGTTAAAGATAGATTGAAAGAGTACGAGTTCACCCGTTGGCTTACTAATTTTTGGTTTAACCTTAGTTCTATTTAAAGGCTTTGCGGGCTTATCTTTATAGTCACAAGCCTTGCATTTGCCTCTAGCCCAAATATATTCGGGATTACCGCACCCTTTACAAATCTTCTTTTTTCTTTCCATTAAAAAGGAACTCCATCTATTTTTTCTTCCTCAAAAGTACCAAAAACATCTTTAATTTCAACTTCTTCTTTAGGCTGAATAAACTTAGAGTATTCTCCATAGAACTTCTCTCTTACCACAACCCCTGCTACACCATTTCTATTCTTACCAATGATTATCTCGGCAACCCTTTTGTATTCTTCCTCTGTCATGGAGTTGTTAGAATATTCTTCGCTAGGATTATCTTTTTGGTCAAAGTAGTAGGAAGGGCGGTAAAGGAACATAACTGCATCTGCATCTTGTTCTATTGAACCTGATTCCCTCAAATGAGAAAGGTTTGGCCTTTTATCTGATGACCTCTCTACTTCTCTTGATAATTGAGCAAGGGCAATAACCGAACAATCCAATTCCATAGCCAATGTTTTTAGACCCCTACTAATACTTGCTATCTCTTGTTCTCTGTTTCCACCTTTAACTTGTGTATTTCCTGTCATTAGCTGAATATAGTCAATAACTATCATTCCTAATTTTTGCCCGTTTTTCTTAATTAGGTTAGCTTTTTTCTTTATGAATGATAAGTTAATGGCAGGGGTATCATAAATGTGGATAGGCAGCCTATCAAGTTCTTTCCTAGAGTTTTCTAGTATTTCAAGGTCGTAAGGTGTAAGGTTGTTATCTCGATAATCGGAAGCAAGTATATTGCTTTGTGAAACAAGGTATCTATCTGTAAGTTGCTCTGCTGACATTTCAAGTGAAAATACTGCTGCTGCTTCTCCATATTTAGCACAATTCTTAGCATATTCAAGTGCCTTAACAGACTTACCCATTGCAGGTCGAGCCGCAAATATGTAAAAGTTCTTTTTAACAAATCCTCCAATAGTCTTATCCAATGTTTCATTTCCCGTTGGTATTCCCGTAAAATGCACACCTTCTTTGGCTAACTTACTTTTGAGTTCAACCCTTTCTTTTAGCATAGTTGAAAATGGAACACTTGCCTCTCCTGAACCAAAGTTTTTAAGTGATTCTATTCCTAAGTAGAGTTCATCAATCATGTCAAAGACATCTTCCTCATCTTTGTATGCTCTGCTTTGAAATTCCGATGCTACCCTAATAATCTCTCTACTAAGGTACTTTTCGGCTAAAAAATGAGCATGAGTTTCTATGTTGGCTGCTGATGCTACCCTATTTGTTAGTTGGGTTAAAAAGTAAGCCCCACCCGCTTCTTCTAAATTACCATCTTTTCTAAGTTTAGAAGCTACGGTAAGAATATCCACATTTTCTTTTGCCTCAATAAGTCCTACAATCGCTTTGTATATTAGCCCATGACTTTCTTTATAGAATACCTCTGGCTTAAGAATATCAGATACTCTTTCGTAAGCATCTTTTTCAAGCATTAGTCCACCTAAAACAGCTTCTTCTAGTTCTATGTCTTGGGGTGGTAAAAGTCCACCAATATCAAAGTTTCTTTTCTTCATTTAGTTTCGTTTATACTTCTTTTACGTGCTATTTTGCGAATACTTTTGCGGGTAGCGACACGTTAGCAGTAATACTACATTCCATCTCCGAATAGAGTTTTCTGCGTTAAATCTTTTTCTTTTCTTTTTTCTTCCACCCTCTTTTTAGCTGAATTAAAAATTTCTTCATCAATTTCTATACCTATAAATTCACGTTCTAATTCCATACAAGCTAATCCTGTTGAAAAACTACCACCAAAGCAATCTAAAACAATACTACCTTTATTTGAATGTATTTCAATCAATCTTTTTAATAATTCAATAGGCTTTTCAGTTGGGTGTATTCTTGCTTTTGAACTTGGTGCAGGGTAATTAAAGGCTTTAAGTTGATTTTCGTAACCTGTATTATTAAATATAGCATTTTTGCCTCTAACATAAACCATAAATTCCAAACTTGAAATATATTTACCATTAGATAATGGTGTTGGATTTGATTTATTCCACACAAGCAACGTTACTGAATATTTTTTATTTTCCCAATAATTCATAATCTTATTCACTTGCTTATTTGAGCAAAATATTATAGCGTTCATTGTTTTTGAAACTCTTTCAATTTCTCCAAACACATTAATCATATCGAAACCTTTACTAATAAAATCTATATGTAAATCTTTAACAAGTTTCCTATCTTTAAAATCATTTTTACCACCACCGTGATTTTCTAATTCATAAGGTGGGTCGATACATACAAAGTCAATACTTTTATTAGGTATCAGTTTTAATTGTTCTATCGCTTCTCCGTTTATTAATTTCATATTTCTATTTTTAAATTTATTTTTTCCACCGCTCAAAAAAGAAAAGAAAAAGGTTCAGTTCTTTGAATGAGCATTTGTGGTTAATTACCGTACTACTGCTAACAGCGTATAAAAAACATTAAAACGATTTTTTATACGCAAAACGTTACAAATACCCACTAAAGTCATTAGGCTTATTAACAAAATAGAACCTACCTTTTTCATCTGTGTAAACACTACCTCTTGGCTCTCCACTTTTAAAGTAGGTGTTTATAAAAAATGTTAGACCCCACTCTTTAGCGGTTTCATAAGAGATAACATAACCCATACGGGCAAAGAACATCTTTAATTTTTTCATTGTTTTTAGTGATTATTGGTTACATATTTTCATCTAGCAATCTATTTACAGATAGCCAAGTTTCTTTGTCTTTAAAGTAAACATCCATTTCGTGACCTCCTGCACCTTCTCTTAGGAAGTAAAGCGTGCAGCCATATAGATTTACATCATCTTTAAAAAAGTAGTAAGCTAGAAAATCTATTTGGTTGAAGGTGAAAATTACCGAACCATTAAAATATATTTTCACCCTTCCATTATAGGTCTTAAATTCGTATTTATTATCCACTTTTTCACTTACATTCTTTTGGGCTGCATATTGTTCCATTATGGCAATTTCATCTTCATCATAGGCTCTTGTATCGTCTTTACCATAGAAAAGTATTCTTACTTCTTTTGCTGTTTTCATTTTTTTTTTAGTGATTATTGATATACGAATATAGTGTTACCTTAGATAAACTCCTACCAAAGATATGCTTGGCTGATTCTTGTATCTTATCCATTGGCATACCACTTGACTTTAAGGTTTTGATTATTTCTACTTTGCTTGGGTCGGGCTTAGAATACACCCTTTTAGACCTATTCTCCAATATTTGTTCTTTGGCGTTTGGATTGCCAAGTTTTACCCCTTTTTCTTTTAGGACTGACAAGGCTGTCTTAACCCTGATGCTTATAGCTTGCCTTTCTTTTTCGGCCACAGCAGAAAGAATATGTATGGTAAAGTTGTCTATGTTAGGCATATCTGCTGCCTTAAACCTTATTTTAGACTCCATAAGGTTAGCTATAAAGGCTACATTACGGCTTAATCTATCTATCTTGGCTATTACAAGGGTGGCATCATGTTCTTTGCAAGCTAATATTGCCTCATGCAGCTTTGGTCGGTTATTTTTCTTTCCTGATTCTACCTCACAGAACTCCATAAAGGGTTGCCCGAAAGCCCTAACAACATCGTTTCTTTGACCTTCCATACCAAGACCATTAATCCCTTGCTTGTCGGTACTTACTCTGTAATATGCAATGATTTTCATGTTATTTTACCTCCTTAATTGCTTCATCAAGTTGTTCTAATATTTGAAAGGCTTGCTCTTGAATAATATCAAATTGCTCTTTATCTATCTTAGATATGAGTGTTTTTTCTATGTTGCCACAGAAGTAGTCTGCACTACCCTTTACTTGTTTAAGTGAGTGGATAAAATCCTTAGAAGTGTATTCCCTTCTAAATTCATAAAGGAACTCTAAGTTCTGTCTTGCTGCATTAATTAGGATATACGCTGATAGTAAGTTTTGTGCGGCTGTTATTTCTTTCATAAATCTAATTTTAAATTATTGTCTGTAAATACACTTTTATTGCTTATAACTGAATTATATCCATTATTTATGCTATCAAATTTGTTCATGTATTCGGATTCAATTTTAAATACAATAGAATCTTCAATATTTGACGGCAACTCTTCTAAAACTTCAAAAGTCCAATCACTTAACTTTGTAGTTTGTAAGTAAATACCAAACGGACTTGTACTATGCTTTAAATGATTCCACCACCTAAAAAATGGAGCGTTTCTAGTTTTGCCGATATAACACTTATTTGTAGATTTTTCAGTAATTTTATATATATAATTAAGACTATTTGTGTTTATGTAATTCAAATCATCAGGCAGTTCAACATCCTTGAAAGCTACTTCCCTTTTCCATCGTTCATAACAATCAGGCTCTGAAACAATATTGTTACCCGTTTTATAATCAATACCGCAAAATATTTTACCTTCAAATTTTCTACTTGCCAATGGCCTTGAGATATACTTGTTTTCGTGTATGTGGCCGCAATAATCGCATTTCCATTCGCCTTCTTTTATAAGTTCAATTTCATGATTATATAAAGGAAATATTACAACATAAAAGAATTGGGCTTGGTCTTTAGTTTCCTTTTCATAAACCTTTCCATTTTGAAAAAATTGAGGATATTTAGCCAATAGCATAGATTTTACCTCTGTTTTGTCTTTAGCCTCTATTAATGGCTCTCTTATTATTTCAACGGTGTCAAGCCCCATGTATTCATTTGGGTCTTTATAAGCTATTGATTTTACTACCCTTATAAAGGCTTTAAAATATTGATTTTGAGCTGCTGTTTCTGGTTTCATAAATTGTCAATTTCTTTAAGTACTTCGTTCCAATATTCAATTTGTTTATTAGGAGCTTCAAACTCATGCCAATCAATAGCATCTATAATCTCATTTACTGTTATTTTAGCGCACTTAATACTAGAGTTATGTGTCATATTTCCAGTTCCTAAACAAATATCATCTTCTGTATCAATGTATGGAAAGTCGATAATTAGGTTTGAGTATTTATCTACAAGTTCTTGTGCTTGTTCTTTTGGTGGTTTCATTTTTTGTTTCGTTTATACTTCTTTTATGTGCTATTTTGCGAATGTTATTTCGGGTAGAGATACGTTACCTGCCATTATAAACAACAACAAATCCAACTTTAAACCACCAATGCCACCAAATGAACCGAAAAGTAACCATACAATGATTTCCTATTTGCTCATTCCAAAATTCTATTGCAGGTAAAATTTGCCTGTACTTTTCGCAGACATACTTGTTACTTTTACCAAATACCCACCTCTTGAAAGAATAACGGCAGGTAACAGCACCTACCCAAAAGCGGGGGCTGAGTACGTTAAATGATATTTTGTTTCCTGATTTATACATGGTGCTTAAATTAAAATTTGTGTTCCAAAATCCCCGCCTTCGGGTAGCTGCAAAACGTTACTCTTTTATAAAAGTCCCTCCAACATTCTTACCTTTTCTATCCTTAATCTCTTGGTAGGCTGCTTCTATGCAATCTTCTATATTAAGACCGTTTTGAGCGGCTAAAATAGTAAGTACTACCACACAATCGCCTATTGCGTCTTTGAACTCGTCTGGCTTAGATTTTAACAGCGCATCTGCAAGTTCGCCACTTTCTTCCATTAGTT